AAAATATTTTTGTACATTAAAAATGTTATAATTAGACAGGAGAATTATAATAAATTGCCAACACTCTCACCTGTTTCACAGCTATCAGCAAAAATTCTTCCATCAACAGGAACTCACTCTGAGGTTTCTTCTTTGTTGGCTTTTGGAATTTATTCATCCTCTGCATTTATTTCTGGTTGCGTGGATGCTGTGGCTTATGTTCATTACAAATTAGGCGGCAACATTCTTGATATTGAGCTAGAAACATCCAATGTTTACAATGCATATGAGGATGCTGTTCTTCAATATTCTAAAATAATCAATAATCATCAAGCAAAAAATATTTTATTGGTTGCCTTGGGTGCATCAACTGGTACATTTAATCAAGATGGCGAATTGACAAGCGGAGAAAGCATATCTCTTAAATATCCTAATTTTTCTCTTGGTTATGCAAGAACAATAGCTGAAGCTTTTTCTCATGAGGCTGGTGTTGGTGGAACAAAACCCATATATTCAGCATCTTTTGATATTTTACAAGGCCAACAAGATTATGATTTGCAACAAATATTGATGTCTTCTTCTTATTCTGGCACAATTTCTGGAACAAGGGTTATTGTTAGAGACGTTTTTTATAAGACCCCACAATCAATGTGGAGATTTTTTGGTTATTATGGTCAATTCAATGTTATTGGGGCATGGGGTGCATATGGTCAATATGCAAATGATTCTACTTTCTTTTTGACTCCTGTTTATCAAACAAAGATGCAAGCCGCTGCGTTTGAAGACGCTTTGTGGACAAGGACATCACATTATTCTTATGAAATAATAAACAACAAAATAAGAATTTTCCCAATTCCAACCATTGGTTCTCCACCAAAAATGTGGTTTAGATTTTCTCTAAGAACTGATCCTTGGGATGACTCAAACCCAGCATTATCAGGAAGCACAGTAAATGGCATTAATAATATTAATACTTTGCCATTTGCTAATATACCATATGAAAACATTAATTCAATGGGTAAACATTTTATTAGAGAATATTGCTTGGCAAATTGCATGGAAACTCTATCTTTTATTAGAGGAAAATATGATCCAATCCCATTGCCAAAAAATTCAATTAAACTTAATTCAGATCAATTAAGAACAAGATCTGATAAGATGAAAGATGATTTAATTAAAATGTTAATGGATGATCTTGAACAATTAAAATATAATGAACTAGCCAAACAACAAAAAGAAATGGCTGAAAATGCTCAAGACACAATGAGAAATATACCTTTAGGTATATGGTTAAAATAAATGATCATAAATACATTATATAAAACAGATACAATAATTGATGGAATTAAATATAATCCACCATCGGAATTAGTTAATTATGGATATGCAATTGAATTAGAATGGAGAAATAAAAATGGTAAATATCATAACGAGAATGGTCCTGCTGTTATTAGATATTATCCAAATGGAAATGTTGAATATAAATCATGGTATATAAATGGTAAAGAACATAACGAAAATGGTCCTGCCATTATTGGATATTATCCAAATGGAAATGTTGAATATAAATCATGGTGGATAAATGATAAATGTCATAACGATAATGGTCCTGCTGTTATTAGATATTATCCAAATGGAAATGTTGAATATAAATCATGGTATATAAATGGTAAAGAACATAACGAAAATGGTCCTGCTATTATTGAATATTATCCAAATGGAAATGTTAAACATAAATCATGGTTTATAAATGATGAATATCATAACGATAATGGTCCTGCTATTATTGGATATGATGAAGATGGAAACATAATAAGACAAGAATATTGGGAAAATGGAACAAGAATTAAATGAAACAAATAATTAATGAAATTAAAAAAGATGCTCCAATAAATTTGGCATTGTCAAGAATTTGTGTACAAATTTTTCAATCATGGCTTCATGCTTTTATAAGAAAATCAAATCAATTAAATGTTTTAGAATTAAAAAGATTGGAATTAGCTGTAAATAAATCTTCAAAATATATTATAGATTTAAATAATATGCCACCAGAATGGCAAATTGATAATCAATCAAAAAAAATAAATACAAAACAGCTTTTAACAAGAAATCAAAAAAGAAATAATATCAATAATGTTATTGTTAAATTTGAAATATCTCTAGATAAAACTGATATTACTGGTTCGTTTATTCCTTCTGACAAGAAAGAAGAAAGAAACATGAATTTAAGATTTTTAATAGGAAAAGAATTATTTTCTGTTGAAAACAATCAATTAAAAATAAATAAACAACCATTTTTGCACATTGTTAAAAAAATAAAAGAACTAATCGCACATGAAGTCACTCACTCATCGCAAACTTTTGACGCACAAGAAACACAAAAAAAAATAAATGATGAAAATAAAAAAATAAAATCAATTGTAATGTTTTCCAATGGTGCAATAAAAGAAGAAGAGGTTCCATTTTATTACTTTAAAAATGGTGGCACTCTTATTGGTAATCATAGTAATTTTCTTGGTGTGTTGTTTCCTAATAAAAAAACTATTGAAAAAATAATAGAATACTCGTATGGATACTACAATGATCCCATAGAAATTGAAGCATACACAAAGGAATATTTAGAAGGCAGTAAATTTGACAAAAATATTAATGATTTAAAAAATATATCAAAAGAGCAATTATTTTTATCAAATATGGAAAATCATGTTGTTCATACGTTTACAGGAATGATTAAAAATCAAATTAAAAATTTAGAATTTTCATTAAATGTAATAAAAATAAATAAACTTACAGATAGTCCTAATTTTGGTGTTAATAAATTAATGTTTGGAATAGCTGATTTAATGGAAGAATTTGATAAAATTTTTCTTGATTTTATTGAAAATTGTTGCAATTATGCTGTAACTAATTTTAAATTAAAAATAAATATTAAACATTTAGTCAACTTAACAACAAAATTACAATTAATATTTGATAATATTTCAAAAAAAGAGTTTCAAAAAGCTGTTATGGGCGAAAAGCAAAATCAACAAACACCGCAAAATAAACCACCAAAAAAACGAATGCTTGAGATTGATTAATGAGCAATGAATGGAATAGAAATAGTAGTCCACCCCCTCCAACTTTTTTAAATCAACCAGAACGTGATTTTCAAAAACAAGTTGCAGATGAGGTTATTGAACGAGTAATTGGTCAGCAAATTATGTATTTTCCTGTTGATTTAATGTCAACAAATGTTCATCCAATCTATGGAGAATCAATAAATAAAGTATATCTAAAACCGATTAGGATATATGCATTAATTGAATATGAAGACAATGATAGCAAAACAACTAATTTTGGTATAGATAGACGTTCCAAAATAATTGTTCATTTTCACAATAGAAGAATACGCGAAGATCAAGAATTATGGGTTCGAGAAGGAGATATTATATTTTACAACAATGAATATCATGAAATAATTAAATTATTTGAACCAGATGAAATGTTTGGTCAAATTGATTTTAAAGTGCAAATATCTGCTCATTGTGTTAAATCAAGAAACCCTCCACAACTATCAGAATCAACAATTACATCAAAAAGTAGACAATATTCATTAATTATATCCTCAACAACTCCAACAAATGGAGCGTTTATATCTGATGTGTCTAGTGACATACAAATTGTTTTTAATTTTGGAATTAATTCATCTACATCATCAGGAAATGTAACACTTGAGGATTCATCTGGAAATTCTGTGGATTTTATCATTGTGTGGTCATCAAATTATCAAACAATGTACGTAAATCCTTTAAATGATCTAATAGCAAATGAAACATTTATTTTAACAATTAAAACTGGACTAAAAGCACTAAATGGAGCATCTTTAACGCAAAATTATACACTGGTATTCTTTACAGCATCAGCAGAAGATGAAATAATTAATAGAGTTTTTACTGTTTAAAAAAATCATATAATTAATACAGGAGAATTAAAAATTGGCAAGAATTGGCATTACATCAAGTTTTATAGTGGATTTTAATTACGCCATGCACACAGCGTCAGTTAATTTATCATCATCTGTTAAAGATGGAAATCAAAGTGCAGTATCTGTCAGCAAAGGTTGGTCACTTGGAAACACAAGATTAACTTTAGATCCTGTGAGTACGCTTCATTACAATGAGGCGTACAGTGTAGTAATATTGTCTGGCTGTGTAACTTCGGCATCAAAACCAATTCTTTCAGATAAAACTTATTCATTTTACACAGAAGATCCTCCTGTTATTATTACTACATTTAGTCCAGTAAATAATGCTGCTAATGTTTCTGTTTCTGGTAATTTTACAGCAACTTTTGCATATGCAATGGATACAGCTACTGTTTCTGCATCGTTTTCATTTGTTGACAAGAGCGGCAATCCGGTTGCTCATTCTAAAACATGGAGCGGTGGCGACACAATTCTTGTAATAGATCCCACGCCAACTTTAAATTGGTGCGAACCATATTATATCACATTTGGCACAGGATCAACCGCAACAAATTCATACTATATTCCAACCGCAACATTGTGGGGAGTAACAACAGCACAACAAGTAAGCATTGTCTCTGGAACAACACCAGAAGATGGTGGTTATGAATTCTCCATTACTGGAACTGTTGTGATTGACTTTAATTTCCCAATGCTAACAGCAACAGTTAACAATCTTACTTGGACAGACCACAATCTAACTGGAGTAAATTGTACCAAAACATGGTCAAATGGTGATACTAGATTAACATTGTCAGCAACAGCAGGTCACTTGTTGTACTCTGAACCATATATTGTGACATTGCCAGCAACCTCTTCAACAACTTTCTCAATGACACTTGGTTCTCCATATGTCTTTAGTTTCTTTGTCGAAGACGATGACATTGTTTCTGGTTCGTACACTAGCTAATACCCAAATATGCCAGCACCAATACAAATTTCAATAACATCATCTTTTGATGTCAAATTCTTTTATGCTATGAACACATCATCTGTGAATAGCAGAATTGCCGTTTATGATTCAGCTGGCAATAACATTGGTGCGACTGTTTCTTGGTCAGGTGGAGACACTTTGATTTTATTGTCTCCAACTGCTTCATTGGATTATTGCAAGCCATATTCCGTTTACTTGCAAACTGGTTCAATAACATCAGCAGGCAAACCAATTTTATCTGTAAAATCTTGGGATTATTTTACAGAAGAAGATCCAAATCCAAGTTCAGGAAGTGGTCCTGGCGATGGGTTGCTTTATTTGGTATCAAGTTCCAGTGTTGCAGCTGGACAAAAAAATATATCAAGAAGCGGAAGTATTGTTATTTATTTTAATTATTCAATGTATACAACAAATACAGAAAATGCAATTACATTTTTGCCGCTCAATAAACAATTAAATCCACCAATATATAGTTGTTCTTGGGCAAATTCCAATAAAAATCTATATATTAATATAACAGGAACACTAGAAAGAAAAGAAGATTATTATATAACAATTGGAACCGGAGCAAGAGAAACATTAAGTGGAACATATTTAACAAATCCTTACTCAATTCCTTTTGTTACAAACACAGATGAATACGAATACATCAAACTTGATGGATTGACAACGTATGCATACGCAGAAAACGCATTACAAAACACAACATATCTTGATTCTGGATCCAATACAAACGGACAATATTCTGTTTTATTAAAAACAGCACAATGTGGAAATCCCATACCTGCTGGTAATTTTTTTAGAGTTTTTTCCTCTGGTTCATCTGTAACTGGTTCAACTTTTAATAGATTATTCAATATACCAAATTCATCCTCATATATTGACTATACATTAATTGGACAAGAATCTTCATCTTATATGACTGGAAATAATGAATATTTAAATATATATACAGATCATAATATGACAATTTATAAAACAATTATTGATAATGATGGAAATATATATATAGGTGGAAATTTCCTGTCAGCATCAGGAAAACCAAGGTCAAGACTTGCAAAATATGATAAATATTTAAATTTACTAGATTGGGATCCGGGTGCAGATAATACAGTAAGTGACTTGCTTTTATCTGGCGATACTTTGTTTGTTGCTGGGGCATTTAATAATATATCAGGAACAGCTAGACGAAAATTGGCGTCAATAAATAAAAATACCGGAAACTTAACAAACTTTGATCCAGATCCAGATAATCAAGTCCAAAAATTAAGTCTTTCTGGAAATACATTGTTTTTTGGAGGAGTATTTCAAACAGTATCTGGAACTGCACGGAATGGAATTGCTTCTTGCGATTCAACAACGGGTGCGTTAACATTTTTTAATCCAAATATTACCAGGAGTGGTTTTACAGCATTTAACATAATTAATAATATAATTGTATACAATCAATTCTTATATATTGGTGGGCGGTTCGATAGAGTTTCTGGTTCACAAAAAATGAATATAGTAATGCTTAATTCAACAACAGGTGCTATTTCTGCTTCATTCACAGCGAATTGCGATGATCAAGTTGAAAATATTCAAATATATGATAGTTCCAGCATGTTTATTGGCGGGGATTTTACAACAGTAAATTCAGCAAGTTCTTTAAATATTGCAAAAATAAATTTAAACGATGGACAATTAGATTCAACATGGCGACCATGTTGGATTTCTGGAAATTATTGCGAAGATATTATGCTAAGTGGAACTACACTGTATGCTTCATTCATATATAATTTATTTGCCACTGGAACCACTACGAAAGTTGCTAAAAACATGGGTGGAATTGTTAAATTAGATACAATTAATACACCAACTCCAGAAAATATTGTTTCATTTAGTGAAAAATATTCTGTATTACAATATAAAAATTTTTACACTTCAAGTTTTTTTGATAGATTAATTATTTATGGATATTTCAAAAACTATTCAGGCTCAATAGCAAGACAATCATTTGATTTTATAAATTTCAACACAGGTGAATCTTTAATTCCCATTTATAGTTCTTCAAATACAATATTTTGTTTAAATCAATATTTTGATAGCGGCACTAAATCAATGGGTGATTTATTTGTTTGTCAAAATGGACAACTGATATTGTCACAAACAATTACAACATCCTATCTTTCTAATCAAACTGCTTCACATATTTCATTTGGTGCTGAATTGGATAATAATTTTAACAAAATTATGTCTGGCTGGTCAATTGTTAATAGTTGTAGTAGTAATTATATGGCGTCATATGATTTTATAGCTGCTGCAATAATTTCCGGAACCAAACCAACAATATCTCAATTGCAACAATGGTCAACATCTTCTGATGCAAAAACAATTTTTGGAAATGAATTAATTCATTATTGGGTAGCTTCTGATATGTCTGGTTCTGTTGTGCCCGACAAAATATCTTCAAATGCAAAAAATTTAAATTTTATAGGTGTAGACTATAGGGATTTAATCAAACTATGATAATTAATGTTATAAATGATTGTATTTATAGATTTCAATCAATAGTTGAATCCGCTGGATTGATTTGGATAGAACCAGATAGATTAAATTATAATATTTCTGGAAAGTGGAAAAAACAAAATAAAGATTGTTTCTACGATAGGGGTTGGATTTTTGAAATAATTTGGAATTTAGAAAATGGTTCAAGTTTAATTATAAACAGAAATGGGGATAATATTAATTATAAATTAAACAATCAAGAATACTACGAAAGCGACGAATGTAATATTAAAAATTTTTTAGATATTTGGAAATTATTTATAAAGGATTATAATGGCTGAAAGAATTAAAACAATAGAATGGGGATTTGAAACACTTCCGGGCCCTTTGTCTGCTTCAACCGGGCTTATTGTTGCACAATGGGTTCCTGAATTGCTTTATTTGCCAGAAACAGCAAGTAGAGTGTTTGAATCTGTTTATTTAAAAATAAATTGGCTTAATACTAGCAGTAATACTACACTAAGAGCAAATTTAAATAGTTTCAATGTTCAGACAAAACTTGATGGAGCAGCAACATATACAAACAATAGATTAACTTGTTCCATTACTGACACAGGTGAAAATTTTAATTTTGAAACATGGTGCGATGCTACTAATGATTTTAATACACATTTTCTTTCAGGAACAGAAAAGGGACTAACTGCAACATTTGCTTTTACACAAAGCAATGGAGCAATTGGTGGATTAATAAATCCTGTAAATTTAACATGCAAAGCTATTGTGACATATAAGTATGACGACACAGGCGTTGCAAAAAAAATTAAAACAATTAGAATACCACTCCAAGGAAACACAGGCTCTCAAGTATCAGCCTCAATTGGCAACCCAATAGGTCCAACCCATTCAGTACTTGATATAAATCCAATACCAGCATTTGATATATTTTTACCTGAATCTGGTATAGTTTATAAAAATTTTTTTATAGAAATAAATTCATCAATATCAGTTAGCACAATAACTGCTCAAACTTGTTCTTTTAATATAAGAGGAAGCGATGTGCCAAATTCTTTTGGTATAGGGGTGATGTCTTTTAGTAGTCCAAGTTTTGTGCAGGGCTCAACCAATAATATTTACAATTTATTCAAAAGAAATGATTTAACTGAAAGTTTTTCGGGTACTAAATCCTTGTATTTTCTTCAAAGCGTCTTTGTGGCAACAAGATGGCATTATCATCAGCCAGTTTGTTATTTAACATATGAATATGATGAAAATTTATCATCAAGAATTTTAAATTCTGTTATATTTCCAATAGAATTAAATATTGAAAATCAATTAGGTTCAGCTAACCAACCAACAAGTGGCGCGTGGACAAAAATATCATTTTTAGCAAATGAACCTGGAAATATTGAAACAAAAAATTGCGCTTTTTTAGGGAATATTTCAACAACAACCACCTTGTCTCCCTTATTTGATGTAATTGAACAAACACAACAAACATTTCCATTTCAGGGCAATCTTGTTACTTCTCAAAAAAGAACAACGCCATTTTCTGTAAGATTTGATAATCACTCTGGTTCCTTAAGACCAAGTAATTTTAAAATTACAAATGGAAACAATAATATTAATTTAATGTTTAGAAATACAGCTTCATCGCTTAGGTGTGTTCCTTATGTCGAAGGAATGCTGTGTTTAAATTATATTAGCGACAAACATACAAATGGTTCAGACTGTCATAATAAAACAATTTTTAAATTAAATATAACACCACAGCAAACCAATCCTGTTTTTGCAGTTATATTTACAGGAACAAATTCAGCTAGCATACCTGAAAATAATTATTACTTAAATTCATTTGGATCAATATATAAATGGCATTACAACGCACTCGTCGCTATGTGTCCTGGCACATCATTAACTTTCGATAAGCAAGAAAATATTTTTAATTTTTCTGGATGTTATACAAATATAAAAAGCGTATTTTTAGGATCAGAAATGTGCTTTTTAAATATATGGGATGATTATTCTTCCTTTTTTAGAAAATTTAAACAAGATGCAAAATTAAATAATTTAATTCCCACATTATCTAGAACATTTTCAATTTATTCACACGCCAACACGCTGTCTTCATCCTACGCTCAGTCAGAACTTATATATACATATAATTCAATATCGTATGATATATTTGGTCGAATACAAAATTTAACAGGTGCAAATTCTTCATCTAATAATGTTTATTTATATAGCAAAAAGACTGGGGATTGCTTGGCTGTTACTCAAGCATCAGGTGATGGATTTTATAAATTTACATATTTTGATAAAACAGATGATTTGTTTGTTGGTTCACCAAATGGATATGTTGTTGATTCGTATCATGTTAGAAATTCAAATAATAGATTATATGTATTAACCACATCAGGCTCCACATATGGTCCAAACTCTTTATTGGGCTCAAAATGGAGTGAGGCACCAATGTACAACTCAATGTATATGTTTCCATACAGATCTGATGATTATCCATCCCTTTCTAATGGAGATCAATTAATTACATGGGAAACAGCTTTATCGTATTTAGGAGCCACAGGTACAATAAGGGGATAAATAATTGAGTCAAGAAATTTCAATTTATGCACCTTCTTTAGAAGATTTTGATTTTGTTATTTATGAATGGATAAATAATGATGTCAATGTTTTTTGTAATCAAATAGATGGATGGAAAAAAGTCCCTGTTGTCTTTGCTACCCCTGAACGTGCTGTTTTGTCAAAAGCCAGTATTGATACGCGAGATGAAAAAGGAACACTGAAATATCCAATAATATCAATTACAAATACAGATATCCAAAAACCAGACCAGCACGACGGGAATATGGCTGTCAATTTATTTGCACAAAAAGATCCATATTCTGGCGCTATTACAATAGCCAAAAGAATATCTCAAAACAGCACAGCTAAATTTGCAAACAATAATTCATTTCAAAAAACAGGTAAAGCTAATTCAAAAATTAAAAATAAAGAAATTGTATATGAATTTATTACAATTCCACAGCCAACATTTATAGAAAAAACTTATGAAATAATTATTATTTCAAATTTTCAACAACAAATAAATGAAATTATGTCTCCATTTATCACAAAATATGGCAATATTAATTATTTTATTAAAAGAAGGAATGATTGGACTTACGAATGTTTTTTTGAACAATCACTTTCGCCAGACAATAATATCAATGACTTTTCTGATGAAGAAAGACTTTTTAAATCAAAATTTTCAATAAAAGTAAAAGGATACATATTAGAAAGCAAAAATAATGAACAGCCAATTGTATCTATTCGTGAATCTGTTGCAAAAATAGTTCTTAAAAAAGAGTTTGTTTTTAAAGGCACAATTGATGAATATTTAAAAAATAAATAAAAATATTGCTAATTATAATAGTCAGTTATTTTTAACTATTTAAAGCAGAAATTGGAGAATTTTACTTAAATGCCAGTAAACAAATTTAAATTCATTTCCCCCAGTGTCAAAATTGCAGAAATTGATAATTCACAAATTCCTGCAACTCCTGGAGAACTTGGAACAGTAGTAATAGGACGAGCCCAAAGAGGTCCAGCAATGAAACCAGTTACGGTTTCATCATTTGCTGAATTCGTTGATGTGTTTGGTGAACCAACCCCACAAAATGCTGTCAATGATGTGTGGCGAGACAATCAAATTCTTGGTCCTATTTATGGTGCTTATGCAGCTCAAGCTGTTTTGAAAGCATCAAACACTCTCACTTATGTTAGATTGCTTGGTGTTAAACACCCAGAAGCAACAACTGATTCTGGTGAAGCTGGTTGGAAGGTTGGCTCAATTAATGCTGCTAATCCAACTGGTGGTGCATATGGTTTGTTTGTTTTTCCATCCGGTTCCGCTCAATGCACTGGTACTTTGGCCGCTATTTGGTACATTAAAACTGGTTCAATTGCATTGTCAGGCACATTAATTGGAACAAATACTTATTACAGCGGAACTTCAGGTCTTTTGGATTCAAATGCAGATAGAGAGTTCAAGGTTCTCATTAGAGATGAAAATGGTGTAACTGTTGAAAACAGTAGATTTAATTTCACTCCATCAAGTGACAGATTCATTAGAAAGGTTTTCAACACCAATCCAACAGCTGTAAATACTTCAATTTATGCAGCTTCTGATGTTAAGAAATACTTCTTGGGTGAGTCATTTGAGGATTTCATAAATTCTTCACCTGAATGTGATCAATTAAGAGCCGCGACAAAGTGGAACGGTGTTATTTTAGCACTTCAATTATCAGGCGGAACACCAGAGCATTCAGATAGAAGAATTGATAGCCAAAACGCACAAACTGGTTGGTTCTTCTCTCAAGATTTTTCGACAGGTGAAGCCACAACCACATTTGCCCCAACCACAATGCCAAAACTATTCAAGTTTCACAGCTTGGATTCTGGTGAATGGAATCAATCAAATATTAAAATTTCAATAAGAAATATAAGAATTTCTGACAACACAGAAGTCACACCATATGGCTCATTTGACGTTGTTGTAAGAAAAATTGATGACACAGATGCATATCCAAAAATTGTCGAGCAATTTGTTGGATGCAATTTGAACCCAGATGATCCTGAAAATTATATTGGTGTTAAAATTGGTGACAAATATACCTCATTCAACACCACAACCCTGTTGAATGATGAGTTTGGTTTGTTTGAAAACAGATCAAAATATATTAGAGTTGAGGCTTCAGACAAGGTTGCGAATAAAACCGTTATTCCTCAATCTCTGCCATTCGGTGTTTATGGTCCCGTTCAATACAAAAACTTCTCAATTATATCTGGATCAACCAATTTCAAAGCTTATTTTACAGCGACCATTTCACCAAATCTAACAGCAGAAACACCATTTGTCAAAGGTGCAAATCAAACATATAACCCAATTCAACTTGAAGCTGCAACTAAGTACGGCGTTTTCATGATTCCAAGCGGATCTGGCAACTTCTCAGGCTCTGTTATTTATCCAAAATTACAACTAAGAGCCGACACCCGGTCAGGTTCATTGGCATCACCATCACAAGCGTACTTTGGTGTTTACACTGATGATTCAAGCGGCAAGTTTGCAAGATCAGTTAAGGACATTCTAAGAGTTAAACCAGCAAATGTCGATAGCTTTGCACCATCTGATTCAAATGGAACTCAATATTCTTGGGTGTTCACATTGGATGATGTAAGATATTTATCTGATTCAACAACAGAAGGCCAATGGGTTTCAGGAGCAAGAGCAGCAGGAACTGGATTAAATAGCTCATCTTATCAAACTGTTCTTGATGCTGGGTTTAATAATTTTACAACCGTTCTTGCTGGTGGATTTGATGGCTTCGATGTTACAGAAATTGAACCATTCAGAAACACAGCACTGGATTCAGTGACCGAAAAAACATCATATGAATTCAATACATTAAAAAGAGCAATTGATATAATTTCTGACCCAGAGGATGTTGAATTCAACCTCGCAGCAATTCCTGGTGTAACAAATACATCAATAACAAATAGATTGATGGCCGTTTGTGAGGACAGAGGTGATGCAATGGCAATTATTGATTGCGCCTCTGATTATCAACCAAGAAGCGAGAACGCAAATAGTGTTGCACAAAGAACCTTTAGCGTTGACACAACAGCGGATGTCATGAAAGCAAGAGCGCTAAACACTTCTTATGCCGCTGCTTATTCTTCATGGGTTAACGTTAGAGATTCAATAAACAATGCTCTTGTTCCTGTTCCTCCGTCTGTCATTGCTCTTGGAACATTGGCCTACAATGATGCTGTTGCTGCTCCTTATTATGCTCCTGCTGGTTTCTCAAGGGGCAACGTATCAAATGGAAATGCTGGTTTAAATGTTGTTTCTCTTGTAAAGAAACTTCGACAATCAGACAGAGATAAATTGTATGATGCAAAAATCAATGCAATTTCAAACGTTTCAAATGCGGGAATCGTTGTATGGGGACAAAAGACTCTATTATCAACAAATTCTGCACTTAATAGAATTAATGTTAGACGAGCTATGTTGTATCTTGAAAAAACAATTTCTAAAATTGCATTACAAGTTGTATTTGATGCCAATGCATCAGTAACGTGGAATAGATTTGTTTCTCTGGCAGATCCTATTCTACAAAATGTTTTGTCTGATAACGGAATTCAAGAATATAAATTAGTGTTTAATCAAAAAACAAATACGCCTGATAATATTGACAACAATATTGCATATGGTAAAATTTTCGTAAAACCAACAAAAGCTATTGAATTTATCGGTCTTGATTTTAATATTACACCACAAGGCGCAAGTTTTTCTGAATTGACATAATTACATTAGGAGAAGATTAATTTGGCAAACGGTAATTTTTGGTCATCAGTTTTAAGCGAACCCAAAAGACAACACACATTCGTTGTTGACATTGGTACAGGTCAAGGTGGTGAAGGTGCTGTCATTCCAAGATTTGCGGTGGCAGCTGCCAAGAAACCATCTGCTCAAATAAGTGAAGCAGAGGCCAATTGGCTCAATCACACCTTTTATTACCCCGGCAAAGTAAAATGGGATCCAATTGATTTTACATTTTATGATGCTGTTAATCCAAACGTAGCAAGAGCTTTAATGAAAATGTTGAAAGATTCAGGCTATTATTTTCCTAATAAGTGGATTGGCACAGATGAAACTGGTAAAAACGCAGAGAGAACAGTTTCCAAAAAAGAAGCTGCTACTGCAATTGGTCAAGTTAAAATTACACAATTAAATCATAATGGCGACCCTATTGAAACTTGGACACTGAAAAATCCTTGGTTTTCAAAATTAAATTTTGGAACATTGGATTATAAAAGTCATGAAATTTTAACAATTGAAATGACACTTAGATTCGATTGGGCTGAACCTGAAGTCTTTTAATATTAAAGAGGTTGTATGACAGAAAGAAATAATCAGGATAAATTCAAGAACATTCTTGGGTTGCCTGAATCTCTAAAGCAAAAAGAAGAACAAACACAACAATTAAAACAAGAAACATTATACACGGAACCAATTGAAGCCCTAACAAAAGATTCAAAATATGAAGAAATGAATCTTCCACCCTTTTCTATTTTGGTAGAGTTGCCATCAAAGGGCATGGTTTACTCTGTTGATCATCCGCTTCACAACAAAACCCACATTGAAATTAAAGAAGTATCAGGCAAAGAAGAAAAAATTCTTGCAAATAAAGATTTTATCAAATCAGGTATTGTTGTAACAAATTTTATTAAATCACTTCTTTTGAGTGATGAACTCAAAAAAGAAAATAATTTTGATTTAATTTGTGATGCAGACAGAAGCGCAATTCTCGTTGCTGCAAGAATTTCAGCTTTTGGCGAGGACTATGATGCTCAAATTACATGTCCATCATGTCTAAAAAAAGACAAATATAGTTTTCCATTGAATAAACAAAAATCATCAAATGGTTACTTTTCATTGTCAGATCAGTCTGGTGTTGACTTCAATGAAACAACTGGTTGTTTTGAATTTGTTTTACCAGTGTCAAAGCTCAAAATTGCAACATATGTCTCAAATCAAAAAGTTATTTGCAAAATTGAGAAAATGACTGCTGTTGACAAGAATGTCGATTTCTCCCACGTTTTTTGCGATTTGGTGCGTTTTGTTAATGACATGGAGCCAACCACCAAACAAAAGATGGATCTTCATGACAATTTAAAATCAGCAGATCTATGGCATTTCAAAAAGACTCTCAAAAAAATTCAACCATCATTCGAGATTGTTTCAGATTGGAAGTGCAATCATTGTGAAATTGAAATGGAGATGGATGCACCAATTTCTTCACGTTTTTTATACCCAGAACTATAAATGACATTAATTATATAATGCAATATGATGTTTGTAATTGGTGTCATTGGTTTTTTCCTGATTGGATTATACCATTAGCTTATGTTGATGAATATTATGCATCAATACATTATGTTTTTAATGAATTGATTTGCGAGCACAATTGGAGAATGGATGAATTGTTGTGGCTTCCAATTGGATTAAGAAACTATCATAAAGAGCTTATTAATAATAGAGTGCAAAGAAAAAATGATGAAATGAAAAAATAATAAATAATTGAAATTTATTAAAAAGATCCAAGAGAAATCTTGGATTTTTTGCTATTTATGTGGGAAAATATAAATGGATATCAATAATGAACAAAAAGCTTTAATTAATGAATTAACAGAATCTGTTAAAGAATATAGCGAAACTGTTCAAACAGAATTTAAAAAAATAAATAACATCATTCAAGAAACAAATAAATTTATTGATAACATGAATAATGGTTTTAAAAATGATGAAGTTATTGAAAGATTGAGTCGTACAGCTGGTGAATATTATCAAAATCAATTGGATTCAAATATAGAATTAAGAAGAAAAATTATTGCAACCAATAAAGCAATGCTCGAACAAAGAAAGATACTTGAGGATCTTGTTAAGGATGAAGCTGACGATGCAAATGAAAAAAAACAAAACGCTGATAATGAGCTTGCAAGATTAAGAGCAGAAAATCTACAAAACGAAAAAAAGCTTGCTCTTTCCACTGAAAATTTAGAAGCATTAAAAAAACTTTCTCAAGAACAAGAGAGCAGCGTTAAGAGCTTTGTTAGCCGAGTTTTGCTTGTTGAGGACAGAAGCAATTCAATGTTTCAATCTTTCTTTAAACCATTACAAGAAGGAGCCACAGAAACAATACCGGCATTTTCAATGGCTGTTTTGAACACCATTGAAACCATTAAAAAATTATTTAATCCACTTAATTTGTTGGATAATGTTTTTTCAAAAACAATAGAATCAACTTATGCACAAGTTATTGCGTGGGATTCTGCTATTAATTCATTTGAGAGATCAACAGGAATTATTGGAAAACACAATGATTTAATTTTTTCAGCTTATGAGAACAATAGAGATCTTGCTGTTTCAGCTGAAGATGTTGCGTCTTCTGTTAGGTCTTTATTGACAGAATTTAAATCATTTTCTTTGTTGAGTGAAGAGCAACAAAAAACATATTTGAATTCTGCTATAATAATGGAAAAATTAGGTGTTTCAACAAATGATTACGCTAAAGAAGTATCAATATTAAAAGAAACACTGAAGACTAGCGATGAAGGAGTCAAGAAATTCAATTCTCAATTAAGAGGCATGGCTGATTCTCTTGGTATCACTTTAACCAAAGCTGTTTCTGATTTCAATGAATCAATGCCAAAATTGGTTAAAAGAGGCGAATCAGCAAAGGATGTTTTTTTAAAATTAACAGCACAAGCAAAATCATTGAGGCTCGAAACTTCTGAGCTTCTTGATGTTGTTGCTGGTTACGATTCTTTTGATGAAGCGGTTCCCAAAGTGGCCAGATTGAATGCTATTTTGGGTGGCCCTTATTTGAACACGATTCAAATGATGAAAATGAGCGAAAATGAAAGGGTTGAAACTTTAATTAAAATGTTTAATGCCTCTGGTAAAGTGTGGACAGCATTGAATGCACAAGAAAAACAAGCAGTAGCCAATGCTGCTGGTATTTCCAACATGGAAACTGCAACCAAGATATTTACTGGTTCCTTGGAGGACTACAGAAGATCTTTGATGGCAAATGCGGTTTCAGAGGAAGAAGCAAGAGAAAGAGCTGCCGATACTGCTAGTATAATGGAAAAATTGCAGGCAATAATGAGAGCATTTGCTGTGGTTGTTAGACCAATTGTGACTGTTATTGGATGGATTGCTGATGCTTTCTTGTTGCTTGATAAAATTACTCATGGATATGGAACTGGATTGATCACTGTTGGATTAATTGTAATGATGTTCAAGGGAAAAATATTTTCATTTTTTTCTGGATTCATCGATAAATTAAAGGGTTTAAAAAAACCAATTGAAGCCACAGGAGAAGTGGTTGTAAACGTTGCAGATAAAGTTGGTTCTGGATTTTCTAAATTGGTTTCAAAAATAGCTGGCGCATTGAAAGCAATAACCTACAATGTCTTGCAAGGTGCTTTCTATGCAGCTGCTTCAATTGGGTTGATATCTCTTGCTATTTGGGGATTTGGTAAAGCAATTAAAGAGGTTGATGAAGGTTTTTCTGGTTTATCAAAAGAAAAACAAAGAATTGAAATGATGAAGCAGATTGTTGGCATGGCTGATTATGAACCAAAAATGAGTAAATTGGCTGATTCAATTACAAAAGTTGCTAGTTCTTTTTCAAAATCATTTAGTTCAATCTCTGATGATTCTTTGGAAAATGCTTCAAAAATGTTTGAACAAATTTCTTATAATAACTATGAAATTATGAGAGACGACAACTTCTATGTAGATTATACGTTTTCTGATGATTTAGGTAATAAGTTCTTAGTACAGTTCAAGAATACTACAATTGGAAATAAAAGATTAGGAAAAGAATATACATTTTCATATTTTGTTTGGGATGATACTACTAATGATTGGTCTGTATCTAAAATTATCCAATCAAATCCTTTTAAGATAGTTAGAACGGTATTAGGTGATATTATGGATGATTTTATTAAAAGGAAATCTTGGATCAATAAGATTCAATTTGAAGGTTTACCAAAGGATAATGAAAGTGAGTATCAAAGTAAAAGAACTAAGATGTATCTAAGATTTTTGAAAGAAAATCCAAAAAAAGATTTTAAGGTTGTAAACTATGGAAATAACGTTATAACACTTGTAAAAAATAATAAATAATGTATGAATCGTCCAGAAGTTAGAATAATTCAAGACCAACAAGAAGAGATAAAACCAGCTGATATATCACCAAATGAGGCTGAGATGCTTCTTATTAAGTATGGATTTAAATCAAATCAATCATATCAAGAAGAAAACCCACAACAAGATAACGGACTAACATTTGAAGAAATGATTCGTCAGGAAGAGTTGAAAAATCAACAAAAAATGTATGATCAAATGATGAAATCCAAAGGTCCAAAACCATATACATTTGGTGGAAATTATGACTCTGATACAATCTATGGAACAGATGGTGATAGTGGTTATACTTTTAAAGTCAATATCGTTAGTGACATGCCAATACCAAAAAAAAATATTAATTATGAAACAC